TTTTTGAGATACTCGGGCATGCCGTGGCACCATCCCGTTAAGTCTCTCATTTGGTTATAATATCTGTCACTCATTAATATATATTATACAGAAAAATAAGTGCGATGTCAAGAACTATTTTTTATTTACTAGTAATCTAGGCTTTCAATATAGTCCAGTTTCTCTTGAGCGTTTACAGCTATTTCAATCTGTTCATCAATCGCTCCAATGATGTCGGGGTGTTCCCCAATTCCTACAGGGTTTTTTAAATAAACCGTGATGTTAAGTTCTGCAGCGGCTAAGTCACCTCTGTATTTAAAAGCTAAAGCTCTCCTTATTTTATCTTGCATTATTTAGTTCTCCCTATAATTGCGTATACATATGATACTACAAAGTTTTGTCTAGGCTCGTCAAAGAAGGCAATCTGCCAACAAAACGGGCTTATAAAAGCCATACATATCATATATGTTATCATGTGGATATATTTATAACCCACTACTAATTCTCCACCTGGTATAGTTTCTAACATTTTACTAATGAGGGGATAAGTTCTTCCCACACACATAGCAACTGTTGTTAACCACACAGCTGGTACTATTGTCCATACTTCCATTTTTGCACTCCTTATGCGCTTTAGATATTTATATCGTACTTGTTTAAGTGTCTTAAACTACCTAAGTCATAAGAGTAAAAGTGAGAGTTAAACCCACCTTCTGCAATGTGTCCAAAATACTTGGACTCAAAGTTTGTCATTTCTATTACATAGACATGATAAATGTTACAATCATATCTTTCATCATATCTGCCCTTCACTATTCTAGCAGGAAGGTCGTATCTAGCACACCATACTTTTTCACCTGGCTTAAAGTCTTCTGAAACGCACTCCTCTGGCAAATAGCCAATTTTGTTACACATACCGCGTTCGGTACTAGGTCTCTTTAGTGGCACACCTACTTTATCTAACAAATTGCGAACGAATGTTGTAGAACGATACAGAGCTTGCGCTATGCTAGATACGGGTTGTTCGTCCAGATACATTTCTATTGCTTGTTTGATTTCGTAATCAGTTGCCTTTCTACCTCTGTTTTGTGCTTTTCGCTTCTCACGAAACTGCATGGTCTCTTCGAAGTCTTTAAGAATACTAGTCAATCGAGTAGTATTGTAGGTAATGTTCAGCATGTCACATGCTTCTTTCTTTGTTATCGGCTTAGCATCACTAAGAAGTTCCGATACTCTCTGTAAATTTATTTCGTCAAGTTTTTCATGACTCTTTTTTCTAATCGTTTTCATTATTACTCCCTAGTAAAATGACTGCATAATGGATAACCTTAAGTAAGTCCATATCGTTCTTACCTGCTTTCTTTCCATATCTTTTTGCATATTTTATAATGTTTCCTATACAGAATCCTTCTCCATGCCCTGCGTCTATAATAAACTCAGTGGCTTGTATTTTATCTGTACTGTAATGCTGGTCGTAAGTCTTATCTATGTAAGCCTTTAATTGTATTAGTACTTTATCTTCTTCAAATTTGTAATTAGTTTTTGTACTACTTTTCTTTGCTTTCCTACTAAATATCCCCATCTTCTCTCACTTCTGAGCGAATAACTTCGAAGCCGTTTGGATATCTTGCTTCTAGCTTTCTTATGTTTTCGTCCATGACTTCGTCTGGTGTGAATCCTAAAGCTGTGCAGCCTTGAACCCAGTACCATAATACATCGCCAAGCTCTCTTTTCATATGAAATACTTCTTGCTCGCTAAACTGTGTGTCAGCTTGAAATAGTTTTTTCTTTACTACTTCTGCAAACTCTCCACTCTCTGCTAGCATGCCTATTACTGATGTCAGTAATGTTGCCATATTTATATCTGCTTCTCTTGATATCTTCCCATCTGTTCTAGTTGTGGTTGATGTTGTGCCTTCTAGCTTGAGTATTCTTGAAGCTAAGTCTAAAGTATTTGTGCTACTATTAGATGTGGTCTGTGCTACGAATTTTGCGTAGTCGTTAAATTTTTGTTCTGTCATGTCTATCCTTAATGTGTCTGTTTGTTGTTCTTGTACCACTTGGCTAACCAAGTGTCTCTTTTTAATTCTGTCCAGTTGCTTGGAAAATATACTGATAATCTAGGGTTGTCTTGTAATACGATTCTCATAATCTGCATAGTCCTCATTCCACCAATGTGGTTTATCTCTGTATTTCCAGCTGGCAAAGGTAGCTTTATCTAAATGGTAGTAGTCGCGGTAAGACTGAATAGGATTATCATAATCTTTTAAGTCGTCTGGCATAGCTAAACCGAACTCTGTAAAACCTACTCGTTGCATATGTACTGGTTCTGGTAATTTATTTACTACTTCGTGTATGGACTTATGTTCTTTGCCATACCTATATCTGTACTCGTCGTTCAAAGCATTGCCGTAGCAGTGTGTCCACTCGTGATTATCTAATGATGAACGCGCCCATATCGTGCAGGGGTGGTTATACATCATAGGAAGGTATGGGGTGATTGGTCTTTCTACTGGTGGTAGATGCTTAATCTTTGCTTTCTCAGAATTGAGTAAGTCTCGTTCTTCTTTGTTTAAGGCACGAGGTACAAACCCTAAGAACTTGTCAATCCATATGCTAGTGCATAGTATTTGAGCAACCTCTAAGGGCATCTTGACAATATGCTTGTCAACATGGTACTCTGCGCTTTTGTCTAAATCTTTGTCTAAGTAAAATAAATTCATACAACTATTATACTAAATTTTAGACGCTATGTCAAGTATTATTTTGAGTTAATCTTATCTTTAGCTGTTCCAGCATATAGTCCAAACCAGGCTGCGCCTGCTCCAACTACTACTGATATTAATCCTGACTGCTCAAATGTTGGAGCAGGAAGCTCCATGAACCATATTGTGCATTTGTACAATAATATGATGTACACAGATAGAAATGCTCTAGGGAATATTCTCCACGCATCTATCATGTTCGACATCCAAATATATCTTTGCCATGGATTATCTGGCTCTTTATCGTTCTCTAACTCCATTATCTTGGCTTTTAGTTCTCCGATTTCAGAGACCATTGCCATGAATTTATTAAGGTCTATTTCAACCTCGTTACGGCTCATGTCTCCGCTGAACTTCTCTTGATTTGACATTTTATGTCCTCTATCTTGATCATAAGGTCTTGTACCTCAGTCTCAAGCTGTGCCCATACTTTTGGACTTTGATTCGTTTGCTTTTCTCTAAGAACTCTTACTGCTATTTCTAGGTTATTAATTCTTTTCAGCATCTCTCAACCATTTATATTCATCACTATGTAAGTCTATTGGTGTCACCGATGTTGCATGAACATGATGAGTTTTTCCTTTAAACTTCCCTTCATTGATTGCATCTGAGATCCAGTCAAAAGGGTCTTTAGTTTCTGTATCTTGGGTAAATATTATCTCTACCTTATATCCTACTAATTTATTCGTCATTGTTTCCTCTGGTTATAGTCCTATTAAGCCCCAGCCATGGTTAGCTATTGCGTTAAGGATAATAAATATACAAGTAGCCATATGCGTAAACCACCATATTGTTCTTATGGTAGCTATTTTATCTGCTTGCTTGTCTGTTTCTCCTACTTTTTCTCCTAGGCTTTTAGCCCACAATCTCCACACTAAGAGGAGGTGGAAAGCACATAATTTTCAGCTACATCTTCTGAGAAGCCTTCACTATGTGTTGGGTAGTACTCTAAATACTTTGGTTTGGTACCTTGTTGCATTACTACACCAAAACTACCGTTAAGTCTGTTTTTAACTACAGCTGCGCTTTTATCCCCTGAACTAAAGTTTGAGTATACTTCATACTCGTTAGTACTACTAAAATAATTATACTGCTCGTCCGTCATAATACTTCTCCTACTGTGTCTTCTCTTAATTTCATAAAAGCTTCAGCTATATACTCATCCATAGTCATGTCACGCTCATTAGCATGTTGACACATAGCTTCCCACATATGCTGTGGAATTTGAATGTCTTCGCCTTTATACTTAATCAGCACTAAACAAGTCGGCTTCTGCCTGTCTTCTTCTTGTTAGTCCTTCTAATACTTTGCCGCCCGCTTTGTTCCATCTCATAAGCTGTGCTGGAACTTCTGCGTAGTCTCCTAAATTTAATACTGTTAGAAGTGTAGATGATTTTAAGTTAGATGGCCCTAGGTTATACACCCAAGATACTAACGCATCAAATTGATTCTGTGTGAGCGGAGTAGTAACGAAAGTATTAATGTAATCTTCGTACTCTACCAACTCGTCTTGTAGCATCTCATTCGCTTTCAAAGCTGAAATTACATCACCTTCTTGCACGTTTTTGATATGCCCATAGCCTATTGTCCATACGCCTGCAGCGCACTTATAAGCTTCTAATTCTAAACCTTCGAAATGTTTCATCATCTCTAAGCCTTTTGTTCCTGTTTTCATAAATGTCCTATATGTAGAAGCTTTCGCCACAGCCGCAGCGTCCACTCTCTTGATTATTTGTGATTTCAAACTCCTCATTAAGTC